AGTAGTTTTGTTGTCTTTACCCATATCAACCAATAATCTCTTAAGAATAGGATTTTTAATTGTTACCTTCATTTTTGCAACATCCTTAACATAACAGTTAGACCAAATAGGTTCAATTGATTGAGATACTTGTCCCAAAATAAATGCTGAAGATGTTGTTGGTGCGATAGCATTCAAAGTAACATTTCTTCTACCATAACCAATAAGTGTTTCAGGTTCACCAAAAATTTCTGATAATTCTTCTGAAGCCTTGTATGATTTATCTTTAATTAATTTGAATACTTCAACATTCAATTTTGCAGTATCCTTACTGTCAAATGGTAATCCTTTAGATTGTAGTAAAGAGTGCCAACCCAATACACCCAAACCAAGGGCTCTTTGTCTTTTAGCGAAGTTGTAAGCTCTTTCCAAGTAAAAGAAGGCTCTTTGTCCTTCAATGGTACCGTTTGTTCTTAATTCGTCAATTTTATCAATAAACTCTGTCACAACCGCATCCAAGAAATACACCATCAATTCAACAGCATCTGTGTCTTTCCACTCATCATAATGTAGTAAATTCATTGAAGACAATACACATACAAATGATTCATCCTCAGAATTGTGAAGTGCTATTTCAGAACACAAGTTAGAGTTATAGATTTTCATATCTTTATCTCTATACACCTTAGGCGCTTTCTTATTCATAGTATCCGCAAACATGATGTATGGATACCCAATCTCACCTCTTCTTTGAATGACCTTAGCCCATACAGCTCTTTTATCAGAGTCACCGTTAACCATGTCTTCCATAAAGTCATCGGTTACTGTGATTGCGTGAGTCAAATCTTGAATTGGGAATCCTTCAGTTCCAATTTCCAAGAACTCCATAATATCAGGGTGTTCAATTGGAAGGTATGGTGAAAATCTACCTCTACGTGTTGAACCTTGAGATATGTTGTCAACAACGCTTTGGAATAGGTTCATAAAGTGTACCGCTCCTGGTGCGTGTCCGTTGTCGGTGATTTCAGCTCCTCTACCTCTGAGGTTACCAAAGTAACCTGAGGTACCTCCACCCATCTTGCTCATTTCACCAACTTCAGATTGAGTAAAGAGGATTGATTCAATGTTGTCTCCAATGTTTGAACCAAAACAACTTACCGGTAGTCCACGTTTTTTACCAAAGTTAGCCCATACAGGTGATGATAATGAATACCATCCTTTACTCATATACTCGTAAAACTTGTCCGCAAAACCAACCTTACCTAATAGTTTTTCAGCATGGTTTGCAATTACACGAATTCGTTCAATCGGTTCTTCTCCTTCGCTGAGATATCCTCTACGAAGAAATGTTATGGATTCTTCATTAATCCAATCAAAAGGTTTTCTATTTTCCATAATAATTATTACTGTAAATATAGTTAAAATAAATCGTTCAAAGTAATAGACTTTGATTTTTTACTGTAATTTATACTACGTTTGTTAAAAAAGTCTGTGTGTTTTGTTGTTAAAATTTCGTCATTAAACCATTCGGTGGTTTCCAATATAATAGGGTTCACATCAAATACTTTATCAATCCCAATAGCATTTAATGAAATGTTAAATCTATGTTTGATAAACTCTAATGTTTGTTCTTTAGTTAGGAAATCTAAATCACCTTCTTCAAAAATCCAATCAACAATATCAGTCTCAGCTTCGTAAGCATCAATGGTAGCGTTAATTAAATCTTGAACTAATTCAGGTGTCCACCAACTTGGGTTTTCTTTTTTAATTAGATTGACTAAGTCAAATCCAAATTCTGCGTGAATGTTTTCTTCTTTAGAAGTCGCCTCAACTGCGTTACTTGTACCTTTCAATACGTTCTTAAACTTATTGAATGACATAATAACTAAAAATTGTGAGAACAACGATACGTTTTCCACAAACATTGAAAACAATATAACGGACTCAAAGTAATCTTGGTTTTCAATTGCTTTTGAATTTGAGATAGATTTCTCCAAATACTTAATTCTTCTACGCATTGCGGGTACCTCAAGTAGATTTTCAAATTCTTTATTGAGCCCAAGTACTTGAATTAGGTTTGAGTAAGCGTCTGCGTGTCTTACTTCAGATTCTGCAAATGTTGCTCCAACACTACCAATTTCAGGTTTTGGTAATTTCTTATAAATGTCACCCCAAAAAGTTTTAACAGCAATTTCAATTTGTGAGATAGCCAACATAGCTCTTTGTACCGCAGACTTTTCTTTTTCATTCAAATGGACCTTAAAGTCTTGAATGTCAGAAGTAAAATTGAACTCCGTATGAACCCAATAAGAATGACGAATAGCATCAACGTATTGAAGCAAATTAGGATATTCATAAGGTTTTAAATTAACTCTCTTGTTGAAGATATTTGGTCTGTGCTTTGAGCGGTAAATAATATACTCTTTAGCAACATCATTCAAACCATTGTCCATTAATTTATTCTCAACCATATCATGAACCTCATCAACATGAGGTACTTTGTTCTTATCGTTTCTGAAAAGACTTTTCTTAGTTAATCTTGATATTTTTTCAGCCATTTCAACATCAACTTTGTTAATACCCATCATCGCTTTTAAGATAGCATTTTGGATTTTGTCCGATTCAAATGGTACTTTATCACCACTTCTTTTAATCACATATTGTGTTTCACTTTGAGTTAATTCATTAGAATTATCCATAATATTTAATTTATATTCTTTTTAATTTTTGTTTATTGGGCGTTTTGTTGTTCTCTTTGTTTTCTTTTCTCGAGAAGTTCTTTGACTCTATCTCTCTTCTTCCCTTCTTGTTGTTCTTCGAACCCAAGGAAAGTGGTTGACGATTCAGTATCTATCTCCAACAATTCGTTGTCAAATTTACAATTTTCAAAGATAACACCATCGGAACCAATACGAGATTTAGTAATCGCAATTGTCGCTAACTTTAATTCTTTTTGTTGAAGTGTTTTAGCAACTGAAATAATTACGTGACCAACTTGAGCCTTTTTGATTGAACCACCCATTTGGTCGGTAGTTACAACTTCAGAAGAAATTGATGAACGGTTACCTTGAGTTGCGGTCCATCCAACAAGATTCATTTCGTGACACATAGCTTCAAAATGTCTCATCACAGAACCTTCTGCTTTCCACTCGTCATTCCTTGTATTTTCAGGAACAACACAGTCAATGTAATCCAATGTAACCATATCAATTGGAGTACCATCGGCAACCATCTTTCTGATTTGGTTTTTGATTTCATTCATTGTTACAGTATCTGAAGGTAATTTCTTCAAGATTAGTTTGTTTGACATCGTGTTCCTAATTTCTTCCACTTTGTCCATAACAGCCTCTTTTTCAGTTGCTAATCTATCAGGTTCAACACCAGTCCAAATTGTGAAGTGTTTTCTTTGGATAATCTTTGGGTTGTCTTCAAAAAAGATTTGAATAACGTTATATCCCATGTTAAATGCTGTGTTAGCAATTTTGGTCATGAGTGTCGTTTTACCAACACCGGTAGGTGCTAAGATAACTCCAATCTCACCCCTTGCTAAACCACCTTTCATTAGTCTGTCAATACCCGGAATTCCCATTGGGATAGGGTGTCTATAGTCATCATTAAGGACTTCATCCATTCCCGAGAAGATGTCTTGTACACCACCATCTCTAATCCCAACTTGTAGGGCGGTTCTAACCAATCCTTCAACAGTGTCATACGATTCAAAATCACCTTGGTCTATGATTTTTTGAGCTTTGTTCATCACCTTTTGAAGTTCTTGTTGTTTACAAAACTTCAAGGCTTTTTCTTGAACAAATATACTTCCCTCAAACGGTGCGTTTTGAACTTGTTTAATAGTGTCCAACACAATCTTCAACGCCAACTCAACTGAAATTTCTGCTTTGGATATTTGTTCCAAAGTTTCAAATCCAGGTGTTGATTGATACTTTTGGTAATATTCCTTTACCATTTGTATAATCAATTTAAAATATTTGTTGTCGAAATAACTAGGGTCTAAAACTTCGATAATAGATTGTGCGAACTCTTTATCTACGATGATTTGGTTAAGTAATTGTATTTGAAATGTATTGCCGAGATAGTCGAAATTTTTAGTCATAGAGCCGCGTGTATAATTTAAATATTAGCGACTTAGGTCATAACTCAGGTAGTCATGATATAAATTTTGAGCTGAAAAAATGTCAGTCAATCCTTTCAAAATAATTTTAAGGCTGGGACGTACATCAACCGTATATCTCACTTTTGGTGGATACAATTTAGCGTCAAAAATTCTGTGTAAAATAATTTCATCGGACAATTTGACATACATATGGAAGTACTCAGGACCCTCTGTATTTGATGTGTTTAGGACATCTGGGTCATTGGTAATTTCATCTTGATTGTCCATCATGTAAATTACTGTTTTCATTTTGAGATTCTCGGACAACATCACATCTACTTCTTTCATGAAGTAAGCTAAATCATAGGACTTTCGTGCCAATGAATTATAATTTTTAACATTGTAAAAACGTTGAACAACGATGTTGCTGTTCAAGGTTAGGAGAAACTCCATCTTAACTACGGATTCTTCTTTCATATTTTAATTGTTTGATTGTTTGTATTTGCGTTTTTCTTTTCTTGTGAGTTTGGTAAAAGGTTTCATAAAATTAACAAAGGCATCATCGTCCTTGGGTTGGTATTTGAAAAAACCATCTTCCATCATTAAACGGATTAAGTTTTTATTGTCCCTACCTTCAGGGTCTAATGTTTCAGAATAGTAAAGGGTGACAAACTCTTTTGCTTCATCTGTGATGATGGGGTTTCTAAGGTCCACAATTTTTTGATTAATTCTGAAGAATTCATCGCCAATCTGTCCTTTTTTTGTTTTTCCATTTTTAATATTTTGTAAAACTGTTTCTTTTCTATTTTCGGAAATTAACTTGTCTGTCCTTGTACAAATATCGGAAACAGTTAATACATTATCAACAATCTCAGGAAATAATTTGACAAAAGTTTTCTCACCAAGACGTTCAATACCAAAAATATTATCCGACTTGTCACCTAAAAAAACTTTAACAACAAGAACGTTTTGGTGAGGTATGTGAACATCACCAAACTTTATCTTGTCTCCGTAATTATAACTGATTTTCTTGATTGGAGAATAAATGGAAGTATTCTCCGAAATGATTTGTAAAAGGTCACGGTCTGATGAAAAAACAACCTTTTCTTCGTCTGTAGCCAACGAACAATAATAGGCTATCAAATCATCAGACTCATTACCATCAATTTCAATCTGACGAACAAAACACTCTTCGAGATATTGTTTAACTCTCGACTTTTGAAAGTAATATGACTCAAGCTTGGCTTCAGTCATATCATTCCTTCGGTTTAATTTGTAGTCAGGATATAACTCACGTCTTGATTGTGAGTTGTTTTTGCCATCCCAAAAGACGATAACTTTGTCAAATTCGTTTTCGTCCAACTGGCGACGAATGGTGTTGAGGAAGTGAAATACCCCGCCAATGTGTTCGCCTTCCACGAAAAAGTCTCTGACTCCGTGGAAACCGATTTTAAATAAATTATCTCCATCAACTAATAGGGTCTTCACAAAAAAGTTTATTCAATAGGTTCTTTTTCCTCTTTCAACACAAAGTCACCATCAGAGCCAATGATTTCTTTCCAATATTCAGAATACTCTTTCTTGTAGTTTTCAATAGAAACTTTTTCTTCAGTCGCCTCTTTACCTGCCAAGAAACCATGTGGTGTCACAATAATCTTTCCGTCTTCATAACCCAAACCATTGATGTGATTTTTCATTACGGATACCTTTGTTCTGATTGCAAACTTAACACTTCTTTTGTCTTTTGTTGCAGTAATCTTGTTTGTTCCAGCACCTTTTTGATTACCAAATAAGAATACCAAAGATGAGTTTAACCAAATAGCTTCGCCACCCTTCGCTTTAATCTTTGGTTGTCCAAATGGATTGTCAGGAAGTTCAACCCAAGGTTGATTAACAATAACCAAACTGTTTTCATATTTTGAATCAGATTTACGAGAACCTGAAATACGTTGGTTGATACCCATTCCAATTTTGTCAGCAAGAACCGCAGCGTTGTGCATTTTACCACCTTTACCTTCAAAGGTCATCTTACAAGGAACTGAACCAACCGAATCCCATAAGAATAATAAACTATAGTCTAACTCACCTTTTTCTTGTGCATCTAACAAACTATTAATATAGTCAGTAATTTGTTCAATGTAGTTGAAATTATTGTTAAAGATGTAAAATCCATCCCAATCAATTTCACCAGTTTCAGTATCAATAACTTCTTCACAATCAAAACCCATAAGTTTTGCGTGTTCAAAAGACCATTTTTGTTCTGTAATAATGAATACAGGTAGGATACCTTTCTTTTGAGCATCAACGGCCGACTTAACCAACGCAGTTGTTTTACCTGTGTCAGAGTGACCCAAGAACATATTTAAGTGTCCAATTGCAGGACCTGGTAGTCCAACCGCATCTAAGAAGTCAGGACCTAAGTCAAAAAATCTTTGTGGTTTGTATTTAGCCGAAGTAGAGAATTTCTTCTTTACTGAATTGAAATCGGTTTTCTTAATTGCCATATCCGTACTTATAAAATTCTTTCAAAGTTTCCAATTTATCTTTTGCGTTTGCCAATTTCTCAACAAACTTATCCATCTCTTCTAAGTGTTGTGGATGTTCCCCAATACCAACAGGGTTCTCCATATACACCATCAAAATTGCCTCAGCTTCCGCAATTTCACTCTCATATTTTTTAGTGAGAGATTCGTACATTAAAGTTCTTATTTTCATTTTTTGTATGTATTAAAAAAAAGCATGGACACTATGTATATGTAAGTGTCCATGCTTAGTTAAATTAGAATGGTAGGTCCTCGTCAGGTTCCGAGTTAACTTGTGGGTCAGAGTAAGACGGAGTCGATGGTGTTGATGGAGCTGAGTATCCACCAAAAGATTGTGTACCTTCTTCATTGTTACCATAAACATAACCACCTTTATCACTATCCCAACGTGGAACTTCACCACGAGCGATTGACTCAAGATATTCAACAGGTTTCTTAGAATAAACATCCAACCATGTCATCTCATTTTCAACCCATACTTTCAATACACTCATATCT